TGGCGCGAGGAAGAGGAACACCTGATCCTGGCCCCTACAAAAGAGGTGGCCGACAACAGTTTTAAGCCAGCGGCTGGAATGATCCGTGCCGACGAAGAACTTGCCGCGTTGTTTCATGTGCAGGACCATATCCGCACGATAACGCACCGCAATACGAAGGCGTCACTCAAGGTCGTGGCGGCTGACACGGACACGGTATCCGGGAAAAAGTCGGGCAAGGTGCTTGTGGACGAACACTGGCTGTTCGGCAAGCAGGCCAAGGCCGAAGCGATGTTCATGGAGGCCGCGGGCGGGCAGGTGTCGCGCGATGAGGGCTGGGTGATCTACCTGACCACGCAAAGCGACGAGCCTCCTGCTGGTGTGTTCAAGGAAAAGCTGGGCTATCACCGCGACGTTCGGGACGGCAAGATCGAGGACAAGAAATCGCTGGGGGTGCTGTACGAGTTCCCGCAGAAATTGGTCGATAGCAAGGGGTATCTGGACCCGGCGAACTTCTACATCACCAACCCCAATATCGGGCGCTCGGTTAGTGCGGAATGGCTGACCGACGCGCTCAAGAAAGTGCAAGCGCGCACAGATGGGCCTTTTCAGCAGTTCCTTGCAAAGCACCTGAACATTGAAATCGGGCTGAACCTGCGGACTGACCGCTGGGCTGGCGCGGACTTTTGGGAAAAGGCGGTCGATCCGACCCTGACCCTGGACGAATTGCTGCGCCGCTGCGAGGTGGCTGTGATCGGCGGCGACGGCGGCGGGCTGGATGACTTGCTGGGCCTGGCGGTGCTGGGCCGGGAGCGCGATACGGGGCGCTGGCTGGTGTGGTTCAAGGCGTGGGCGCACAAGATTGCATTGCAGCGCCGGCTTGAGATTGCTCCCCGGCTGCTGGACTTCTCGAAAGAGGGCGACCTGACCATTGTGGATGTCCCTGGGCAAGACTTGATCGAGTTCGCTGATATCTGCTGCCGGGTGCGCGATGCGGGCTTGCTGCCTGCAAAACAGGGAATCGGGGTGGACGGCGCGGGGATCGCGGACCTTGTCGATGAACTGGCGGGCCGGGACTTCACGCTGGATGACATCGTGGCGATTTCGCAGGGATGGCGGCTCAACGGGGCCATAAAAACCAGCGAGCGCAAGGTAGCTGCCGGGCAGTTGGTCCACGCTGGACGGCCAATGATGGCCTGGTGCGTCGGCAACGCCCGCACGGTCCAGCAGGGCAACGCAATTTCGATCACGAAGCAGGCCAGCGGGACGGCAAAGATTGACCCGCTGATGGCTCTATTTGACGCGGTGTCCTTGATGGCACTGAACCCGGCTTCAGCAGGCCGCTCATTTTGGGAAACCGCAGCATGAACAAAGCAAAACTGAAGGCGCTCGCAGCGCGGGCCGGTGGCCTGGTGCCCGATGCGCTGCTAGTCGGCGGTGCTGGAGCGGTTTCCTTCGGTGCTGGCATGGTGTATCTGCCTGCGGGGTGGATCGTCGGCGGGTTGTTTGCGCTGGCCGGTGGTGTGCTGACGGCGAAGGGTGCCAAGTAATGGGATTCCTTGCCCGCGCGGTCGCCGAGCAGAAGGGCGGCGACACCGTTTGGGACCGCTGGGTCCAGATGATGGACGTTGGGGCGAAGTCGAAGGCGGGGCCATCGGTCAGCCTTCAAACAGCGTTTCGCGTTTCCGCAGCATTTGCTTGCATGGGCGCAATCTCTACGCGCGGCTGCGCGCAAGTGCCCTTCAAACTGATGCAGGACTACGAGCAGGACGGTTTGCCGCGCAAGCGGACCGCCCGCAAGCACTACTTGTATGACCTGATTACAGCGAGGCCCAACGGCTGGCAGACATCGTTTGAGTTCAAGGAAACACTGACGTTGCACGCGAGTTTGGGCAATGCCTACGCCTTCAAAAACCTCTATCGGGGGAAGATCGGCGAATTGATATTGCTCGACCCTGGCCGCGTCAAGCCAGTTCAAAACGAGGACTGGAGCATCACCTACCGCGTGACAGGCCGCGACGGCACCGTTCAGGAAATCTCCCAAGACCTCATGTGGCACGTTCGCGGCCCGAGTTGGGACGGCTTCATGGGCCTGGACACGCTGAACATCGCGCGTGAAGCGCTGGGACTTTCGATAGCACTGGAAGATTCTCACTCCAGCCTGCACCGCAACGGCGTGCAGCCTTCCGGCGTGTACTCCATCGACGCCACGCTCGACTCGCCGCAGTACGAAAAACTGGTTTCTTGGCTGAAGAAACAGGCTTCAGCAGGCCCAGGTACGCCGCTTATTCTGGATCGCGGCGCTAAGTGGCTCTCTCAGACCATGACCGGCATTGATGCGCAGCATAAAGAAACGCGCGACCACGAAATCACTGAGGTGTGCCGGTTTTTCGGCATCTTGCCAATTGTGATCGGCCACACGGGGGACAAGGCAAGCACTTATGCGAGTGCCGAGGCCATGTTTGACGCGCACAAGGTGCTGGGTCTGAATCCGTGGTTTGAGCGCATCCAAGACAGCGCCAATATCAACCTGCTCACCGACAAAGAGCGCTCGGAAGGCTACTACTTCAAGTTTTTTGCCAATGGCCTGCTGCGCGCGTCGGCAAAGGACCGCGCGGAGTATTACGCGAAGGCGCTGGGGTCCGGTGGTTCCCCGGCCTGGATGAAACAGGACGAGATTCGCGCCCTTGAGGAACTTGATCCCGAGGGTGGCGAAGCGGCCAAACTGCCGCCGCTGATCACCAAGGCACCCGCGCCCGCACCAGCAACCCCCTGAAAGGGAAATCATGGAACTGAAATATCTGGAACGCCCCTTTGAAATCAAGGCGGTGGAGGATGACGGCACTTTCGAGGGCTTCGGTAGCGTGTTTGGCAACGTCGATTCCTACAAGGAAATCGTCGCTCCCGGCGCTTTCGCTGAATCCCTGGCTGGCTGGAAGGCTGCGGGCAAGTTGCCGCCCATCCTGTGGCAACACCGCAGCGGCGAACCTATCGGCCCTTATGTGTCGATGGAAGAGCAGTCCGTGGGCCTGTACGTCAAGGGGCAACTGCTGGTCAACGATGTCCAGCGGGCCAAGGAAGCACGCGCACTGATGAAGGCCAAGGCCGTGAATGGCCTTTCTATCGGGTTCGTGACGCGCGAAGACAGTTATGACCGGGTGTCGGGTATCCGCACCCTCAAGAAAGTGGATCTGTGGGAGGTGTCCGTGGTGACGTTCCCCGCGAATCCAGCGGCGCAGATCAGCTCGGTGAAGAGCGCGATTGACGCCATCGAAACCTTGCGCGATGCCGAGTCCTTCCTGCGGGATGTAGGGCGGCTCAGCAACGCGCAGGCAGCGGCCTTCATCAGCCGCTTCAAGTCCCTGTCGGGTCAGAGGGATTCTGACGACGAGCTGGGCGAACTGGTGGCCGCGATCAAAACGCGGAACGCCGCACTGTCCCTCCAATCCTGAAAGGAAAAATCATGTCCGATCTGTCGGAAATCAAGAACCTGGTCGAATCGCAAGGCACGACCTGGGAGCAGTACAAGAAGGCCAACGACGAGCGCCTGGCGAAGCTGGAAAAAGGCGAAGGCACCGCCGACATCGAAGCCAAGTTGGCGAAGATGGATGAAGACCTGACCAAGGCCGGCAATGAACTGAAGGAACTGACGCTGAAGGCGCAGCGCCCCGGTGTCAGCGCCGAAACCGCCGAGAAGTCGGCCAAGGAGCTGGACCGCTTCAACGCCAAGGCCAAAGCCGCCGCCATCGAAGGCGGCAAGAGTTTCACGCCGCTGAGCGCCGACCAATACGGCGCCTACAAGCAGGCCCTGGACACGATGATCCGCTACGGCGAGAAGGGCATGACGCCTGACCAGCTCAAGGCGATCAACGTGGGCACGGCCACGCAAGGCGGCTTCCTCATCGGCGAAGAAATGGAATCCGGCATCGACCGCGTTGTCCATCGCTACAGCTCCATGCGCCAGGTTGCGACGGTGCGCAGCATCGGCCAGGCCAGCTACAAGAAGCTGGTCAAGGTCAGCGGCACCTCGGGCGCCACGCGCGGCGGCGAGAACACCACCCCGACCAACGGCACGACGCCATCCTGGGTTGAGCTGGAGTTCAAGCCCGGCACCTACGTTTCCGAGCAGCGCATCACCAGCGAAGCCCTGGAAGACATCGTGCAGGACATCGGCGCCGACCTGGAAGAGGAAATCGGCATTGAGTTCAGCGAAATGGAAGGCCAGGACGTCATCACCGGCGACGGCTTGAACGGGCCGCGCGGCATCCACAGCTACGACATCGTCGCCAATGCGTCCTACGCATGGGGCAAGGTGGGCTATGTGCCAACCGGCACTGGCGGCGGCTCTGGCTTCGCCACCAGCAACCCGTCCGACGCGCTGATCGACCTGCAACACGCGCTGAAGCGTCAATATCGCGGCAACGCGGTGTTCATGATGAACGACGCCACGCTGGGCACGATCCGCAAATTCAAGGACGGCCAGGGCCTGTACCTGTGGGCGCCTTCCATGCTGATGCAGGGCGCAGTCGGCCAGTTGCTGGGCCATGCGGTCATCACCGATGACTTCATGCCTGACCTGGGCAGCAACACCTACCCCATCGCCTTCGGCGACATGAAGCGCGCCTACTACATCGTGGACCGCAAGGGTGTTTCCATCCTGCGCGACCCTGCCACGGCGTTCCCGGCAGTTCGCTTCCTGGCCCGCCGCCGCGTCGGTGGTGGCATCGCCAACTTCGAAGCGCTCAAGCTGCTGAAGTGCGCCACGTCCTGATCGGACGCTGACCGAAAGGCCACGCCGCCAGCCGAAACGCTGGCGGCGCTTTCCCTGAACCTCATTTTTCGCAAGGATTCGCCATGAAAGACCTGATGAACCTGATCGACGTTAAGCGCGTCATCAGCCCCGTTTCTGTCTCCGACACCACCGCCCAAGTGGGCCAGATCATCGACCGCAAGGGCTATGACGGTCTGACCTACCTGATCGCAACCGGTGCCATCGCCGATGCTGACGCCACCTTCACCGTCCTGCTGGAAGAGTCCAACGACTCCGGCATGTCCGGTGCAACGGCGGTCGCCGACGCTGACCTGATCGGCACTGAAGCCCTGGCCGGCTTCCAGTTCGATGACGACAACGAATGCCGCAAGCTGGGCTACAAGGGCGCGATGCGCTACACGCGCCTGACCATCACCCCTGTGGCAAACGCTTCCGCTGCCGTCCTGGCCGCTGTTGCCGTGCTGTCGGCTCCCGCAATGGCACCGACCGCCAACCCGCCCGCCTGATCACCAGGCTCCTGCGTGAAGAACCCGCTTCGGCGGGTTTTTTGCAGAGGAAATGAACATGGAATACAGGGTCACGACTCCCGTTGCAACAGAGCCTGTTTCCCTGGCAGAGGCGCGTCTGCAATGCAAGATCGACAGCGACGACACCAGCCACGACGCGGCGCTGGAATCGTTGATCACGACCGCACGCGAGTACGCCCAGCACTACACGGGCCGCGCGCTCGCGCCGCAGACGCTGGAGGTTGCGCTGGACGCCTTTCCCAATTGGGAAAATCCCTCGATCACCTTGCCGCTGTGCCCGGTGACATCGATCACCAGCATCAAGTACACGGACCTTGCGGGCACCGAGCAAACCCTGCTGAACACGAAGTACGCGCTCAGCCCCTACGGTGAATCGCGGATGCTCGCGCCGACCTATGGGAGCTACTGGCCGACCACGCAGGACATCATGAATTCCGTGCGGATCGTGCAGGTTTGCGGCTACACGACATGCCCCAAGGCGGCAAAGCAAGCCATGCTGGTTCACATCGAACTGGAGTCGCCGCTGAACCCGCACACGCCCGCCGAGCGCGAAGCGCTGGAGAAGGCGCGCGATTCCCTGCTGAACACGATCAAGGTCTACGGGCGCTGAAATGGACTCGCGCTCGCGTAATCGCAGGGTGGTGATTAAGCAATTGGTCGCGGGCCAGGATGACATCGGCCAGCCGACGCAGGTATGGACGACGCTCGCCACTGTGCAGGCCAATGTCCGCTACCTGAACGGCGTTGAAACGATCAAAGGCGGCGCGGAGACGGCGACCGGCAAGGCGTCGATCCGCATTGCCTACCGCACCAACGTGACGACCGCCATGCGCGCGTATCTCGGCTCGACGGAATTCCGCATCACCACAGTGGTGCCTGACGAAGTCAACAAGATGCACACCGACCTGACCGTGGAAGTGATCGCCTAATGGCTGGCGTCAGCAAACCCAGCCGCCGCCCGGAAGTTCGCCGCGCGAAGTATTCCGGCAAGAACACCGTGAACATGGCCGTCGATATGGGCGCGTTCAACGACAT